TGCAGCGTTGTAGAACGCCGGATGTTGCCAACGGCAAAGGCAGTGCTAGCGGTCCAGGCTGCGTATGCCATTACGGTTCAAAAACTTGTTGGAATGTTGCAGTAATGGTGGCGCGATTTTTATACGGAATTGTCTTGTTCCATTCCGGGCAAATCCATTTATAGGAAGTGGCTTCGTCTAATGGGGTCCAATCAAAACTGGCGTTGTCGGCAGCGCGGTTGTTAAGGAAGGTTTCGATTGTGTCGGCGTCGGTTTCGGAGACTTCCCAGGTCAGACTCCAGTTCTTGGGATTTTGGTTGAGGCCGTAGGTCAGGCGTTGTTGGTAGCCGTCGCCGAACTGGACCGTGCGGACCACGGGGCGGTTGGCTTTTTGGGCGCCATAAGTTGGAGTTATCGCAGGGAAGGTAGCCATTAGGCGAGCAAGCCTCCGGGTCGTTTTTGTTTGATGAGTTCTTGTTGGACTGCAATGCCGATGGCTTTGCCGAGCATGTTGGCTTGGCCGGTATCGCCTCCCACACTAGAGCCGCCGGCGTCGACGTTCACCACGATGTTTGAACCGCCCATGCCCATAGCATCGTTGGGGTAGATGCTGCCGCTGGAGCGCGGCATGAACAGCTCGGGACCACGTTCGCCAACGACATAAGGCCGTCCTGCAGCTACCGGGCCTCCATTTGCTCGATACTGAGCCGCACCGAGGTTGAAGTTGGTTAAAACGTCTACACCTGTTGTTGGAATTTTAGGCGCAAAAATTCCCTGTAATGCTGTTATAGCCTGGTTTATTACAAAAACTCGCAGTAACTCATTTGCAATGTTACGCAAAACATTACTAGCAATATTTTGAAGCGCATTTCCCCAGGCATCGGTTCCCTCAACAAGAAGATTAAATGTATCGGTTAGGCCTGCTCCAAGACTGTTGAATATACCGCCATACCGTTCTGTATGTTGATTTAGCAAAAGTTGCTGCTGTTCTAGTTGTTGAACGGCTTGTATATCTCTCTCACGAATAGATAGAGCTTGTAACTGCAAGTCTACCTGTTCGCGTTGTGTATCTACATTTTCGCCATAAGCTTCTCTTCTAAGCAGTTCTCCTAACTGAAGTTCTAGGTCATACCTGCGCGTTTGAAGTTGTATTCGCTGAGCATCTTGCTGAATAAGAAGTTTTTGATTTTCAATCGCACGCACGTCCTGACCTCTCAAACGTCCAATTTGTTCGCGTAAATCAGTTAAACGTGTTTGACCTTCAAGTTCGGCTGTAACAACCCCAAACTGACCCTCAGTTATTGCTCTACGTTGTGTGTAGTCAGTAATTATTTTTTGCTTTTCTGCAATTTTTTCGGTTAGGTATAGTTCATTATTAAGTATAGCTCTTTTTACATCATATATTTGAAGAATACGTTGCTGCTCAGCAGCTGTTTTTGCACTTAGTAATGCTACCTTTTCTTCGGCATTAAGCTCAGATATTTTCAATACTCTAATTTCTTTTCCTGTTTGAAGTTGATAATTAAGTGCTGCAATACTACCCTTTTGAAACTCTACAATTTTTGTGTAATTTTCACGGGATTCTATGTTTACTTGACGCACCTGTTTATCAAGATTTAATTTATCAATAGTAGATTGCCTGACTTGATCCTGAGATTGCTTATCAATTTGTTGAAGTTGAGCAGCATATTGAAGGTTGGCGGAACGAATCAAAGACTGGTTACGTTCCAGGTTAAAACCTTCGCGCAGCATTGTGTTTTTAATTTCTAACAGTTTATTTTCATACTCCTGACGTGCAACACGTTGAGCTGCAATAACATAAGCTTCTCTATTTCTGCTGATGTCTAAGCCTGCAAGTCCAAGTTGTGCTTCGGCCAAAGAAGCTTGAGCTTTAAGTTCATTTGTAGTAGCTTTTTCTAACTGGAGTTGTTTTTGCGCTTCAGCACTAAGATTTGTTTTTTGAGGTTGGCTAAATCGCTGAAATTCGGCGTTTAAGCGACCAATAGCCGCATCACGTTCTGCTGGAGAAGCCATTCCAAGCTGTCCAGCAAGTTGACCAGACCGCCGCAAATACTCTTGACGTTGCGGAGCAGGCAAACTCTCCAGAAAAGTTTTTTGTTGTGCAGCTGCACGGTTAGCTGAAGTAAATATACCCAAACCTTGGTTTACACTACTAAGAAACGCAGCTAAAGGACCTGCAACAAGGCTTTGAATTTGAAGTCCAAGTTCAGCTAAAGTTCGCGTAAGTTTTGTGTTAGCTGTATCAAGATTACTAAAATTTTTAACACCTTCAATACCTATTTTTTTAAGAACTTCTTCTTGAATAACACTATTTGCTTCGGTTATACGACCGCTTTTTATCAGCGATTGGATGTAACGCTCTTGTGCTGAAGATGCAAGAATACTGGAAGATCTTAAAGCTTCAAAATTAGTTATTGGGTCTTTTAAGGCTTTGGCGCTATCTTTGGCGGCTCGTGTCAGATTATCAAATACTTGACCTAAAGCTGTGCCAACCAGAGATAGACCAAAGCCCAATCCTCCACCTGCAAAACCACCGACAGCGCCACCGATACCGCCGCCAGCTGCAGCGCCAGCACCTTGCCCGAACAATAGTGGAAATGCGCCACCGATAATGGCGCTGCTCAGGGCCTCACGTCGCTGACGCGAGCGGAAAGCGGGTGATCCGGGAATACCGACTGAGCCGCCTATGGGTGAACTTTTCCCTCCTCGCGCTATATCAGACTCAAGATCTAGTCGGCGTTGCCGCTCACGCCGCAGTTCTATGAGACGAATTTGTCGTTGTGCCAGCTGGATCTGTCGTTCTTCGACAGACTGCATACCACGTGCAGATCGGATTATATTTTCTTGCTCAAGTGCTACTTTTTGTAGTGCGCGAGCTTGATTATCGGCAGCAACTGTAAAATTCTTAAAATCGGCGCTGCCTATTTTTGCATTGCTGGATAAAAAGCGGAAAGATTCCGCTACTGCTTGCATACGAGCTTGTGTATTTTTTAGGCCATTGCCCGTATTTACAGATTCACGCGCAAGATCACGGAAAGGAACTAATGCTTTTCTTATTTCATCGCCGAGTTTTCCTGCGCCGGGGGCCGTGATGTCGATCGCATTGATCGACTTCATGCGGGTTTCTAGTTGGCCTACAGCCCGCAGGACTTTATTGAGGCGCTCTTCGCCAGTTACCCGTAGGGCTATGTCTACGCCGTACTCAGCCACGGGCGGTTACTAGAAGTCTGTCTGTAGTTTACTTGGATCGCATTGTTGCAGCCTTAGAGTTTTGACGGTTTCGCTCCGCTGCTCTGTCTTCGTACTCCTTTTTGAGGTCAAAGTAAGCAGCCCAGCCAATTAACTCTTCTTGTGTAACTGTAGAACTGAGTTGCTGAACGGTCATGCCGAGTTCAGCAGCTAGTGCATACAAGAAATACCAGCTGGGGTCAGCTTTTGAGGGCGGCTTTCGCTTCCTCCACCTTGGTTTCGGTGCCGGAGGTCAGCATGGCGAGCTGGATGTCCTGGAGGATGCTGGCCTCAACTTCGCGGCGAAGGGTGGCACGGTCGCCATCTTGGAACAGGCGCTTGCCGTCTTTGTCGAGGGCTTTCTCCAGCATCAGGCTCAGGGCAAAGTCGCCAGCATCATCAGCGTTGGATTTTTTCTGGATGGCTTCGCGCTCGGCGATGGTCAGTGGATGCCAGTAGATCTCCAGTACGGTCTCGCCTTCTACCTTGACTTCGTACTTGTAGAGCTGGCTGACTCCGAACTTGTTGCGGAGCAGTTCGACGGCTCGCATGGGGGAAGAGCTAGTTGTTCAATAATACACTAGGGGTTTGCCGTGAATTGGCAAGAGATCAGGCCAATAAAGTGCGAACGGTCTTCAATGTCCAAGGGTGTGGGGCCCACGATGTCGAGGACGCGGGGGTCGCAGGTATAGGTGTCGGTGTAACCCGAAGCGTTGACCGAGGTCAGGCCGTCGATTACGGCTTCGCTGATGCTGGCGAGTACGGAGGTTCCAGCGTTTTTGGGGACGTAGACGTTGCAGGTGATGACGCCGGAGTAGAAGTCGGCCGCGGCGCCCATGTTTTGCAGAGTAGAGCGGTTGAAATTGACTGAGATTGCAACATATTTGGTGGATTTGCCGGGCGTGGTAAACGGCGTGTTGTCGAACACCATCGTCACCGTGTTGTCGACGCCGGCAACGGCGTCTCGGACGGCTTTTTCAAATGCGGCGCGAACGTCTACAAGTGCCATGATTTAGTCCTCTACAGCAGTATAAGAAACATATTCTTGACGTCCTACGCCAAAGAAACTTAAAGGTTGACGCTCTTGAGAACCTCTTTGTGCAGCTATACGAATACGTTGTGGCTTATCGCTAAAAAATAAACTTACAAGATCT